CCCTTTCTAGGGTGGTCTACTCGATCTCTCATAATTCTTAACTGTAGAAGTTCATCAATTAACAAAGGTATATGTGGTCCGACCACTCTTTCTTCTGCAACCACCATGGCCATATCATCATAATGCTTTTTAGCGACAGATAGAATTTCAGTATTGATGCCATATTGTTTTAGTTGTTGCATCATATCATGTGAATTCCATCTGTCAAAGGTACATACACGAATCTTAAATCCTCGTGTCTTCAATGAAAGAATATAATCTTTAACTTCTGTAAAGTCTACAGACTTATCTTTTGTTGGGGTCCAGAATCTAACAGCGTCTATCTCAACAATTGGTGCTGGCTGAGAATAAGTGTCTGTTACTTTTACATTAACCCATCTGTTAACGTGTGCCATTGCAACTGCACAATGGTCATGCTTTTGAGCAAGGTCAACGTGTATAAAGTATTCTTTGTCTGGATCTGGTATAAACCATTCTTCTAGTCTACCAAAATTATCCACAGCTAGGTGCGCTTTGTTAAATGCTTTTTCAACCTTCTCTTTTGATTTAAAGAATGCGTCTATAGCATCTGGTGGCATACACGCAAAGCGTGACAATGCATCCTGTGGATTTGTAAAGAATGCTACCTTAAAGTCATCAATCTTTCTAACTGGATTAACTTCCCACGTTGGCCTTCTTAATGCATAAACCTTTGGTATCTTGTATGAGACTATATGGTCTTCTTCCCACTGAATCTCAAACTCATTACCTACTGTTCCATCTGGAAGTTCTTCATCCATCTTAAACTTGTGATCACGGACCACCGTCTCTACCTCCGCAACAACAGCGTTGTATCTCTGTTGGATGTAGTCATTTTTATATCTAGGGAATGAGAGAAGAATAACCTTACCAAAGTCTGGGAAACGAGAGTCTACCGATGCACGATACATATCATAGATAGCCGCACCTGTTTTTGCTTGATCGTGTCCTGTTGTATTTTCAATTGCAAAGCCAGAGATCTCATCAAGGATAACAACAATAACGTTATATCCTTCCCAGGCTTCACGCTCAGAGTGCCCAGAGTGTACTGTTATTGCCTTGTCAAACTTAATTTCTGAAGCTTTGTCTGAGTATCTCCCAGCAAACCATGGGGACTTTTCAATTCTTGTTTTAAACCCCTTAAAGAATACGTTGCTTGCTTGTTGTGAGTTGATAGCAATATTAATAATATCAATGCTATCCCCTGGAGGCTTTCCATAATATGTAGCAGGATCTTTTAAACATAATAGCAAATATACTATATAGGCAACTGCAATTGTTGAGCAGTAATCTTTTCCTGAACCTTTGCCAAGTTGAGCAACCACTTCATTTGCGGTTTGCTTGAACCTTATTCTTCCTTCTTCTTCTCCAAATAATTTGATGAGTGTTGAGTCTTTGTAGATTTGCGAACTTTTTTCAATAAGCGTGTATTGGTATTCGGAAAGTTCTGGAAGCCCAAGGTATTCTGGACTTCTAACAAACGTTCTAAGATCGACTGGTTTTTCATCGAACTCCTCTCCGTCAAGCATATCGATGAGGTCTGCAAAATCAAACGACATCGGCTTCCTCTACTGGGACTGACTCAATTATTCCAGTTATCTGGGATAATCTCTTTGCAACTTCCATCTTACACTTAGGGCATGTTGATGTAGTCTCTTTTAAAATTCTAACAAGAAGGTCTTGCTTACGCTCTGTCTCTGCAATCTGTGATGCAATCTCATTGTTCTCAAGTACGCCAATTGATTGAAGCATTGCAATTCTTTTAGTCTCTATATCGGCAATAAGCTTTAATGCTCCAGACTTTATCCCAAGCTGTCCAGACTGATCTGCATCTTCTACTGTCTTCCACGCCTCTTTGATAAGCATGGCATAGTGTTGATCCGCCCCTGAGATGGCTTCTCTGGCACGATCTCTTATGTTGTTATCATTGTGCACAACGTCTTTCCAGTCGTCGATTAACTCTATGACCTCTTTGCGCTGTATTCCTGTGATGGTGGCGATTTGTGTGGGTGTGCTTCCTTTTAGAAGTTCCTCAACTACCTTGTTCATTCTGTCAAAATGTTCTGACAATTCTATTTCGCTCATTAATACATTATACTTTTAGTCGACTAAAATGTCAATTAGAATTAGCCTTGGCAATCTTAAGAAGTATTAGATATCCGATCATATCGTCAATATCATTGTCTCCAGCAAAGCCAGACCCATTCTTAATTCTATTTATCTTATCATCAATACGTATTTTAATCTGCTCTTGGTTATCCGCCTGCGAAAATATACGAATTGGACTAAGGGCTGAGTCTCCGTAGGATATATTCTTTTGAATAAGCATCTCTGCAATTTCAAGACATTGTCTAATAATCTTTTGCCCTGAAGGAGCACTAGTTGCTATAAGCTGTAAGTCTGTAATCCATGCCTGATATCCGTTGTCTTTATTTGGGTAGCCCGCCATTACCTTCTCCTAATTAATTTAAACTGTTCTAGATATCTCTGTATGGTCATAGCAGAGACTTTACACTCTTCGGCAATTTCTGTTACCGTTTTCTTTTGAACCACATATCTTCTATGTAGCCACTCTTTACTTTGATATAGCTTCATCGTTCCGTCAATATACTATTAGAATAATGTGCGATCCCGAATGAATCTGCAACATCAAAATCTGTTAATGATAAGTTGTACTTCTTATTAAAGTAGTCAACTGTTCTTTGCTTACGCATATTGCGTAATTGATTTTGATACCAAGAGTCTGCGTATCCTGGATTCTTAAATCTAATAGCCGCCTTCTCTTCTTTAGTGGGGTTCTTGTTGCCTATGTAAGCCTGCCAGGAGGAAGGGGATATAGTAATAACCTTCGCACCTGTAGACATTAGTTCTGCAATAACAACTCCATAAACATATGATAGTTTAATTACAGCATCTGCAGACTTTACAAATACTGCACCTTCAACAACAATATAATCTGACTTAAGTTCATCTAGCATTAAAGACATCTTGACCTTTGCATTATGAATCTTATCATATATATCCTCGCCTGACAAGTTAATCTTGCCCCACTTTAATGGGACATCGTTCTCCATCAAGCAAAAAGCAATAGAGTTAGTGGATGCATCTATCCCAAGAACTCTGCTTGCCTGCGTCTTCTTTAAACTAGCTAACGTCATTGATCATCCTAAATAATTTATTCTTTGTATCCGCATTGACAGTCTTCTCGCATGTTGAGCATAGATCAGTATTATTATATCTACTTAGCTGTGCCTTACACCTTGAACAAGGTCTTGCTGCACCATTTCTAATTGCCTTCTTCTCATAATACTTTTCCATAATTCTTCTGTTAGTTGCAACACGGCAACACTCATCAGTACAGTATTTTTGATTATGAGTCTTTGGCTCAAAGTCTTTCTTGCATTCAGAATTAGCACAGATCATTTATTAAATACCGAAAACAAATCAATATCAACAGTGCCTACTGGACCACCCTTTGCATAACACTCTTTCTTAACTGGGCAGTAAGTACAAGGCATCTTTGATTTAGTTGCACCCTCTGGTCTCTTGGGAAGATCTCCATTTTTAAAGTTATCCCAGACTTCGCACATCCATGCAAATGTATCTTCAATAATCTTTGTGTTCTTTTCATTCATAGAAATTGGAATGACCAGTATTTCTTGGGTATTCTTATTCTCATATAGGAAGAAGCCTTCCTTGGCATTTTTTAGCTTCATGTAGGTTAGTAGCTGTAGCATATGGTTATCTGTAGGCTTCATCTCTGATTGTCTAGTATCCCAAACCTCTTGCTTAGCCGTTTTAATTTCACCAATTACTGTCTCGCCATCATACTCCATAATAAGATCTATAAAGCCTCTGATTGGAGGATACTCATTAATAATTTCTTCTTCTTCCGCTCTCCACTCTGGCATAGTAGAAATAAGCTTCTGTAGTCGCTCATGCGCCTGAGTTCCCTGTGCCATATTAGCAACGGCAACGGCATCGTTATCATCAATAAAGACTGCGCCAGAGAATGCCATGTACCAGTATCTAGGACACTTACCATGACCATAGCCCAATGAACTTGGACTAAATGACTTCTTAGTCATCTCTCCGTCTGCTCGTTTAGTATTACGATATGACTCATCAAGCAACTGAGCAAACAACTCAGGATCAAAGAACTTTCCTGTGTGCTTTTTAAATTTAAGGTTCTTTACAATTTCTCTAGCCATTTATGAATTATACCTAACGACATACTTAAGTGCATCTACAAGTTTGTCTATGGACTCCTTTACTGAATAATATACATTCTTCTTATTGTTATTTACTGTGCCCGCTTTATCCTTAGCAATAGTTGAATAGATAGAAGACATTACTGCAAACTTAGTTGACATAGCCTGTAGTTCCATAATAAGCATAGGAGCCTTTGCCGAAGGCACATCGGGGTTCATAAGAAGCTTTACAACAATCGCCAAAGCCTTGTCTAAGTGTTCATCCTTCATAAACTCATGAAGGTCATTGAACTCTGTTATGTCGCTAATTAGTTCAAGAGTATTTTTATCTTGCGTCATTTTTAATATCCTTATCTAGTTTGTCTATAAATAAACCCAGTGGGTAGCCGATCAAAAATCCTATTGCAATACCGCAAATTAAAAATATTTCCACTAGTGGTTCTCCTCATAAAACTGAATCAGCTCTTCAAGAACTGACCACTCAATAATGCCTAGCCTAACTTTAGACTCTGCTCCAATAATGATCTTTAACGCTGGGTGCATATCTCTATTTACCTTAAAAGTATCTGTACAAATCTTTGCCCAGTTATCTTTATTTAAAGTAAATGATGTTCCTGCTTCTTTATAATCAACAAGAAACTGCTTCCATTGAGCATCACCCTTCTGGTAATCCCCTCTTCCGCTATTCTTCTGAGCCTTAGCCCCATCACGTTTTACTTCTGCTCTCTCTGACATTATCCCACCGAATAAGAATTCTTATGTCCGTCTGGACATTCCCAAGATATAGTTGTAGTAACTGCATCCCAAAAATATTCTGTCGAATCTTTTTCACACTTACTGCATGGCTTTGATCCGCCTATTTTCTCAAGCTCTGGAGAAAGGATACGCTCTGGTTGATTAAGAAACTCATTAATGTTTGGCATTTATCTCGCCTATTAATTTGTCTACAACATCTGGATTTTCCTTTAAATACGCTACAGCCTTTGCACGTCCTTGAAAACGTTCTCCATTTACTGTATACCATGCTCCACCCTTTTCTACTATGCCGCACATTTCAGCAACATCTAAAGTTTCTCCAACACTGTCTACACCAAGAACGTTCCCTTGATAGTAGAAGTCGTATTGTCCCGATAGATTTGGGGGGCCGAGTTTGTTGTAATCAACAATCCAGTTAACTGGTCGTCCAACCCTTTGTTCAATGATCTTGTCGCCAACTTTAACCCCAGCCTTAATAGCATTCGCCTCAGCTTCAGACGACCAGAGTTTAATGACTGTGGAAGAGAAGAACTTGACTGCCATGCCACCTGTGGGGATGTGACTAGCATGCATAGATCCAAATTGATTTCGTTGTTGTGAGATGAGAACAAGTAGTGTGTTTTTGTTTGCATAGTTTAACATCTTGACTGCGTGGGTCATATCCTTTGCTTCAGCGCCGATTTGCTTAGTATCTTGCAAATCCTTCATTTCGTTTCCGTCTTTTTCAAAATAGATAGCAGGAAGCAAGGCTGAGATTGAATCTACTACAATCATATCAACTCCTGCGTCCATTAACTTGGTAGCAACATCAACCATATCATTAACAGTTTTTGCTGGTGAGTAAATAAGGGAAGAGGAATCTACTCCAAGTTGCTCTGCCCAAGA